AGGAAACATTATATTTGATAAAGACGATAAGCCAGATTTTGATACCATTCAAGATATGATGCCTATTCGTAATTATCCTTTAGGGAAGCACGAAAAAAAAGAAGGTTGTATAGAAATATGGGTAAAACCACAACGTAATGAAGAAGGTGTAATTCCTTACGGTACATACATAGCAGGAATGGATGTTGTAGATAAAGCAAAATCTACAACTAATTCACTACCTTCTATATTTGTAATGAATAAATATACTAGACAGATAGTTGCAGAGTATACAGGAAGAACAGATAATCCTAATGATTTTTACGAAATCTGCAGAAAATTATTATTATATTATAACGCTACAGGAATGTATGAGCAAAATCTTCCAGGAATGTTTACGTATTTTGAAAAACATAAATGCTTATATTTATTAGCTGATACGCCTTATCAATTACGTAATTCAGATACATATAAAACAGGAAGTAATACATCTAAAGGAATTAATGCATCTCAAAAAGTAAATTCTACAGCTAGGGATTATATAAAATCTTGGTTATTAGAAAAAGTATCTACTAACAGTGAGACTAGAGTACTTGAAACTATTTATTCTCCTGCATTACTTAGAGAACTTATTATGTGGAATCCTCAAGGCAACTTTGATAGGGTTTCTTCGTTAGGTATGGTATTGTGGCATGATGCCACTACTAGAAATACTATAGATAATAGAATAAATGAAGTAAAAGGATTTTTAGATGATCCATATTTTGATAAAATGAAAGTAAAGAAAACTGTTAATGATAGCAGAAGCTTAAAAGAAGGTCTTATAGGATTCTAATTGTTAATATTAATTATTATGTGTAAATTTGTTTATTAAACTATAATGACATATGGGACAAAGTTCATCTAAAATGCAAGCCTTTACTAATTTTCCTAGACAAAAATTAGCTGATTCTAAAAAAAATGATAAGTGGTACAAAAATAATATTGACTTTGCTGAGAATATATTAATTTCAGATAGTGATCTAAGAAATAGTTTTAAAAATAAAAAAACTAATTACGATCTTCGAGCTAATATTATAAATGTTAATGACTTCCAACAATATATAAACCCTGATAACTTAGACCTTTCTACATTACCTGCAAACTTTCAACATGTAGGAATTGAGAATAGTAAGCTTAATTTATTAATAGGTGAATATTCAAAAAGAAAAAAAGAATATAGAGCATTTTTATCATCTAATGATCAAGAAGGTATTTCTAGAAAAGAAGGAGTGCTAATGGATAAATTAAGAACTATTGTTAATGATAGTATTACTAATTCAAAAAAGTCTGAAGAAGAAATTCAAAAAGATTTAACGGCATTCTCAAAATATACTAAATATGATTATCAAGATATTGCAGAGATAACAGCTAATAAAATATTAAAAAAAGAATATAAAGAACAAAATTTAGACTTTTTATTTTTACGTACTTTTGAAGATCTTCTTGTTGGAGGAGAACAAATTGTTTATTGTGGTGTGCTTGGTGGAGAACCAGTAATGCGTAGAGTAAATACAATGAATCTTTATACATTTGGTGGTAACGATATGAATATTGAAAACTCAGACATTATTGTTGAGTATGGATATTCTTCTATTGGTAAAGTAATCGATGATTATTGGGATGAGTTGCAAACTAAAGATATTGATTTTTTAGAAAAAGGATCATCTGATACTAATCTTGGATTAAACAGAGATATTGGAATTAATGAATATTATGGTTCAGCAGATGAGTTAGAAATATTTCATCCTAATTCTATGGGAACTAGAACTTTTGGTGGAGCATTTGATACTCAAGGTAAAATTAGAGTATTAAAAGTATGCTGGCGATCTAGACGTAAAATTGGAAAACGAAAATATTACGATGAAGATGGAGATGAACAATATGATTACGTAGATGAAAATTATGTACGTAATGATGAGATGGGTGAAGAGGTAGAATGGAAATGGATTAATGAATGGTTAGAAGGAACTAAAATTGGTGATGATATTTATGTTGGAATGAAACCTATTCCTTATTCAGGTAAATCATTAGTAAACAAATCTAAAGGAACTCCTCCTTATATAGGAACAGTTAATAGTACAAATGGATATGCTGTACAATCATTAACTGATATAATGAAACCTTTAACATTCTCTTATGATATTGCATATTATAAACGAGAATTAGAAATAGCTACATATAAAGGTTCTTTTGCCGCTATTAATTCATCAATGGTTCCTTCAGGATGGGACCCAAAAGAATGGATAAGATATGCAACCATTAATAAAATTGCATGGTTAGATCCAACAAATGAAATATTAAAAGGACCTGCTCAAGGTAAATCTGCAGGAGCTTACAATACAGTTACAGCAACTAGTGTACAAGTAGGAGATCCTAATGCTATTCAAATGTATACTAATTTATTATTAGATATTGAAAGTACTTTAGGTAAAGTAGCTGGTGTTTCTGGAGCAAGAGAAGGACAAATACAAAACAGGCAAGCAGTAGGAAATGTAGAAAGAGAAGTTGCACAAACTTCTCATATTACTGAAAAATGGTTTGCAATGGATGCTAATTTTAGAAAAAGAGCATTGACTAAGTTTTTAGAATGTTGTAAGTACGCATATAAACAAAATCCTAAAAAAGCTCAATACTTATTAGATGATATGGGAATGGAAATGGTTGATCAATTTGATGAATTCGTTTTTTCTGAAATGGATATACATATTTCTAATTCTACAGAAGATACGCAATTATACCAAGAAATGAAACAATTATCTCAAGCAGCTATTCAAAACGGTCAAGCTAAAATTGAAGATTTAATTTCAATTACTCAATCTGAATCTGTACAAGAGATTGCTAGAAAATTAAGAGATTCAGCAGAAAAAATTGCAGAAGAACAAAAACAACAACAGCAGCAAGCAGAAGAAAGTTCACAGAAAATGCAACAAATGCAAATGCAAGATAAACAACAAGATCGACAATTTAAAGCTAATGAAAATCAAAAAGATCGTGATGTTAAATATGCTGAAATAGAACAAAAAGATAGAGCTATTCATACTACGGAATCATATTCTGTAGATCGAGAAGATCGAGAAAATATAAGAGTTGATTCAGATAAAAATGGAATAAATGATCGTCTTGATTTAAGAAGAACAGATATTGATGAAAATTATAAGAATAAACAAATTAAATTAAAAGAAGAAGATCAAGCAGAGAAGAAACGTTCTAATCTGGTAAACGAGGGAATAAAAATAAAACAAATAATTAATAAACCAAATGCAAAATTAAAATAACGCTATAGCATTATAGATAATTATAATAAATAATAATTAAATAATTTATAAAAATATTTTTAATATTGTATTAATAAGACAGCAACATGAGTGAAAAAGAAAATTTATTTGAAGGAATTACAATATTGTCACCTCAAGAAATTGAAAACAATTTAACAGGTAATTCTAATGAGGAAAGTGAGGGAGAAGATAACAAAGAAGTAGACAACGGTGTACTTAATAATAATTTGACAATTGAGCCAGTTACAAACAAGGAGTTTGAAGAAAGTTCTTCAAGCAATGAACCTGTTAGTAATAGTATGTATTCCGCAATTATTAAAGATTTAATGAAAGACGGAATATTTAATAATGAAGAAGACGAAGAAAAGTTAACTGAATTATTAAAAGATGCTTCTGCTGATACCATTAAAAAATTAATGGCATCTACAATTGATACAAATATTGAAGAGAAACAAAAAAATTGGAAAAGTGGTTTTTCAGGAGCTAAGAAAAGATTCTTAGAAATTGAAGATGCTTTTACTAACGCTGATAACGCTGTGCAAACTGCACAACAATTAGAGTTCTTTGACACATTAACTGAAGATACTATATCGGGAGATACAAATCTTCAGCAAAATATATACTTTGACTATTTAAAGTCAAAGAATTTTTCTGATAACGATGCAATAGAAGCGGTACAAGAAGCAGTTTCTTTAGGTAATGTTAAGGACAAAGCTTTAAAATATGCTCCAGTTTTAAAACAAGATTTAACTAATAAAGTTGAACATACAAGAGCACAAAATCATGCTAATTTAAAAAATGAGCAAGAAAAAAATCAAGAAATGTTTAATACATTATTAAATACTATTGATGAAAAAGATTCTTTTATAGAAGGTCTTATTATTAATAAAATAGGAAAAGAAAAATTAAAAAATAATATTACTAATACTGTATATACAGATGATAATGGAAAAGCTTATACTAGTTTAATGTATAAACAAATGAAAAATCCTTCTGAATTTGAAATGCTTATTAATTATTATGATTCTATAGGATTATTTGATTCAACTAAAGAAGGAACATTTAAACCTAATATTAATAAATTAAAAAATGTAGCTAAAACAAAAGCCGTAAGTGAAATGGATAAAGTTATTGCTGCTAATAATGAAAGAGGAGTTGGGAGAGCTGTTACTGAAGGTTCTGAAAGAACTAAAAGTATATTAGATATGTTAGAAAATGCGAGTAAAAATAAATAAATTGTTAAATAAATAAACAAAAACAAAGAATGGGACAATTACTTCCTTTACAAAAGTATGAAGCAACAGATTATAATGGTTTGGTAACAGACAATCATTTTCATGCGCTTTACATGCAAAAGCCTGAACTTATTAGTTCTGTAATTAAACAAATTTACAAAACTAATCTTCAAGGTAAATTACGTGAATTTGTTGATCGCTTTCCTGTAAAGGAAGTTGATCAAGAAAACGGATTCTATAACTGGATGTTGCAAGGACAACATGATAAAAATCTACCTTTAGTAGATGCTGAAACTATTTCAGGAGAAAGTATTTCTGGTGCTTCGTTCCCAGCTAACGTTGGAGCAAACGGTGAAAGATTTTTCTTAATCTTTGATGAGCCTTTATTTGAAGAGTCTAATGTACTTAAGGGAGAAAATGATGCATATCATTTACTTGTTAAGAAATCAATGGATGCAGGTTCTCGTTATAAATATGAAGTTGAGTTAGTTACATCTGATCCTAATATGACTGTTCCTTCTGAGGAATTAGCTATTGGAACTAGATGGTCTAAATTTTATTCTCTTTCTCCTTCTACTTTATCTTATCAAGGTGCTGAACCTTATTTCACTTCTCCTTGGAGAATGGAAAACCGTCCTTCTACATTACGTATGGAGTACAAGGTTGCAGGTAACACTATTAATAAAGGTAAAAACGAACCATTAGAGTTTGGATTTAATTATAAAGGTGTTGAAGAAAAAGTATGGATTAACTATCAAGATATGGTTGCTCATCATCAGTGTGAAGAAATGTTTGCTCGTATGTGTGTATATGGTAAGCGTAACTGGACTTCTGATCATAAGTATTTAAACAAAGATGATAAGACTAAATATGCTATTGAGTCAGGTGCAGGTTTCTTTGAGCAAATTGCTCCATCAAACGTTCACTATTATAACTCATATGATTTAGATTGGCATCTTGAGTTACTATTAGATATGGGTATTGGTAAAATTGAAAGAGGTAAGCGTACAATCCACTTATTAACAGGTGAATTTGGAGCAATTGAAATCTCTAAGCAAATCCAAGCTAAAAGTGGTACTAATGTTACTATTGTATCTGATAAATTTTTAACAGGTGATTCTAAATCAGGAAACATTGGTGGAAATAATACTAAGATGGCAATGGAGCCTCAGTACAATATCTACGAATGGTATAATGGTGTACGTATTGTAGTTGAAATTCTTGATTTCTTTGATGATGATGTATACTTCCCACAACGTCATCCAGACGGATTAGGAGGAACTGAGTCACATAGAATTTTAGCACTTGATTACGGTGATGATGCTGGAATTTACAGAGTTAAGCCAAAAGGTGTTCCAGATTATAATTGGGCATATATCCCAGGAATGAGAGATCCTTTTTCAGCAGGTGGTAAAAAAGCACCAAAATTAGTAGCATCAGCTATTGATGGATATGAAGTTCACTTGCAAAAGTGGGGTGGTATGATGATTGAAGATCCAACTAAAGTAGTTGATTTAAGATTAAATGTCGCAAGATAAATAAATATAAATATAATATCCCCCTGCTTCGGTAGGGGGATTTATTAATAAACGAGAGAAAAAATAAATAAAATTATGGACAGCACAGTAATAAAAGAAAATAAAAAATCTACTATTGTTTATGGTAGTTTTTTAGAAGATAGAGTTGTAGACGTTAAGCCTGTTGAATCATCAGGTAAATGGAAAACTTTATTAGTAAAAGGTCAAGAAATGAAAAAAGATCCTTTTATTTATAATAAAGTAAAAAGAAGTTTTCAAGTACCTCTTAATAACGAAAGAAATGGAGGTGGAGTAAAAGTAATTTTAGATAATACTAAACGAGTATTTATCGAAAAATACATAGCAGATTTTCCTACGGGAATGACAGAACAAGAGTTCTTTGAAAAAGAGTTAGGTGTAGACATGAATCCTTATAATGGACATGATACTAACTTTTGGAAAAATAGTAAAAAGGCAAGAGTTACTTTGACTAAAAAAGGATTAACTCTTAACTTGAATAGGATAATGGATATGTTAAAGTATAAAATTTTAATAATTAATACTATGCATATTGCACCATCATTTGATGACCGTAAGTTAAAAGCTACATATGAATTTATGATTGTAACTGAAGGAAAAATTGTTTCTCGTAAACTTGATGAAGCTGAAATTCAATCAGCTGCATATATTAAGTATGCAGAAATTACAAGAAATAAATCTACAATGATTGATTTTATTAAATCATTAGGTAGAGTAATTCCAATTAAGCATGATGATGATTGGTTAAAAGGAGAAGTTTTAAATGTATTACAAAATAACGCTAGTGCATTTTTAGCATTAGTTAATGATCCATTATATGCATCTAAAATATTTATTCAAGATGCAGTTGAAGCAGGAGCTATTAAAAGAATGAACAAAAATCGATATGTTTCAGATAATGGCATTGAGCTAGGAGACCTTAATTCAACTATTAATTATCTTGCTGATGTAGAAAATCAAGAAGTAAAAGCTAGAATTAAGTCACGAGTAGAAATGTTTAAAAAGAAATAATAATGGATGGAAACAGTATGGGACAATTATTAGAACTTAAACTAGATAGATCATCTAGTTATGGTTCACCTGGATATGAAGATTTTGAATTATCTAGTGTTCTTACTGAAGCTGAAATGTTATATGTAAAAAAATTTATTGACGGGAAAAATAACCGTAAAAGTGAAAGTTTTGAAGAAACAGAAGTCAGAAATCAAGGGCTTAGTGCACTTATTAAAAGAATTTCTTCCCTTGATGTTTCTACTTCTCAAACTGGAATTTTAACAAATGGTATATTTTATGATTTACCTAAAAATTTTATGTATACTATCAATGAAGATATTATTATTGATAAAGAAGATTGTAATAATTTACCAATAGAAGCAAGCGTAAGTGTAATTTCACATGATGAGTTTTCTAGATTAAAAAATAATAAATATAAAAAACCTTTTTTTAAATCTTATGGATCCGCATTAGTATGGAGATTAGTGTATTCAAGATATAATGATGGATACGTAACAGGAAGAACCCAAAAACGTCATCAATTAGTTACAGATGGAACTTTTGGAATAACTTCATATGGTATGAGTTATCTTATACAACCTAGAGGAATTACAGTAGATAATACAACTCCAGCAAATATGAGAAATTCCATACTTGATGATTCTACTCATAATGCAATTGTAGATATTGCAACTAGTTTAATGTTAGAAAGAGTAAAAGAACAAGAATTAGTAACCATTGAGTCATTTAAAGACTTAGAATAGTAAATAGTAAATAGTAAATAAATAATAATAAATAATAATTTAAAACAAACAAAAATGTTAAGACCCGCAAACAATGTGTTTTCTGTAGTGTTAGATGACGAAACAGTAACAACGTTACCAGCAGAAGGTGTAGTGGTGACATCAGCTAATTTAGGAAATGGAGCAGTAGTTCTAGTAAACGAAGGATTAGTAAGATTAAGTGCAGCAGCTTTCACAGCTCTATCAGCTACTGATAAGTTTATGCTAGTACAAGGTAAAGGTACAAGTTCACCTTTAATGAAATCACCTGTAATTACTAAAGGAGCGTATGCTACTTCTATTCAAAAGCATTTACCTGCAGTACAACAAATATCAACTATTGGTTATAATGGAACAACAGGTTCTTTACCATCTGCAAATGATACTTCATACTTTATTAAATTACAAAAGAATGATAGTGATGCAGCTAATAGAAGTCAGCCAGCTAGTTTATTTGCACAATTTAAAACTGATGCAACAGCTACACAAGAAGAATTAGCTTTAGGATTAGTTCAAAATGGTATTGTAAATATGATAGATGAACCAGCTAATAACTATTTAACTTTTAGTGCTCTTTGTGATGAAGCAGGTGCAGCAGTTACTTCTGTAGGTGCAGGTGCAGTAGCTAATTTAGTATTTACTAAAGGAAGCAGAGTAGTAGAATCAGCTTTAGTAGGAGTAACAACTTCTATGAATCTTGCTGTAGGAGATGTACTTAAAGTAGCAGCTGCTACTACTAGTTCAATTTACAAAATTAAAACTATTGTATTTGGAACAGCTACTACTACTACTAAAATTACATTAACTTATGCTTTCCAAGAAGAAACTGTTACAGTAGCTATAACAAATGCTCGAAGAATTTTAGCAGCAGACTCTTTAATTGCTGAATGTGGAGTTAGAGTTACAGGTAATGTTGCTGATTTCGATGTTAACGCATTTAGAAATTACTATTCAAACCGTTTCACAGCATCTTTCTCAGATACTACTACTTCAATTACAACTATCCAAGGAGCTAGAAATGGTTCAGGAGTATGGCAACAAGTTGCAATGGATGAATATATGTCTTATGGATTTGAAGGTCAAAACGGAATGATAGGTGTTCCACCAACAATGAGAGATCAAGCTGTTAAGATTCCAGGAGTAAGTGGAGCAACAGCTGCACTTTCTAGATATTCTACTTTGAATATTTCATGGACAGAATCTATTACTGGTCTTGTATCACAATCAGGTGCTAAAGGAAATGTAGTTCTTTATACAAACTTAGATGCTGCTGGTGTTCTAGCAACTTCAGGTTCAACTGCAGAAACATTAGTTGTTGCAATGGGATTGACTGCTGCAGACTTTGATGCATAAAAGTTTATAAAAAATGTTTTCTCTCTCGAAAACTCAGTAGCCTGTCACAACATTGCTGTCAGTGATGGGCTACTTTTTTTATTAATTGTCAATAATATTTACTATTTTTGAATAGAAATTAAAAATTTAATGTATGGCTCTCGTTCCAAAAATAAAAGTATGTATCTCTAATAAATGCGATAAAGTTGATATTTATGAGCAAACAGGACCATACAGCGTTACATCTAATCCTGAAGGATGGGTTAATAGTGGAAGTGTTGCAGGTAATATTGATACATCTGAAATATTAACTGCAAATTTAGAAATTTACAATTATAGTAAAACTACCTTATATAGTAATTTTATATTGTATAATGGTGTAATAGATGTGTATTCAGGAGTAGCAGGGGCACCCCTACCTTCTGAATTTTTAGCTATATCTCAAGCTGGATGGACAATAGGAGATGGTGTGTATGCGTTAATATATACAATAACAAGTGCATCAAGTACATATACTAACAAAGACCAGTATATATTAAATACTTGCGCTTTAAAAAATTGCATTCTAAAACTAAAGAATAAATCTGTTACCGAATGTGATAGTAATACTTTAGAAAAAATAAAAGATAAAATAAATCAATTAGAAATACTATTATACGGTATTCAATCAGCATTTTCATGTTTAAATATAACTAGAGTAGACGAATTAATTGCTACTTCTAAAACTATATGTGATAATTTATGCGATTGTGGATGTGGAGACTGTTAAAAATTAAGAAACAATGGGAAATGAATGTTGTGATACACTAACTCTATTTAGCGGAGAAGATGGTAATGGTATAGTAAGTATTCTTTGGACTAGTAATTCTGGAGGTTCTCCTCAAGGAACTGCTAATACTACTGATACATATACTATAACTTATACTGATGCTACTACTCAAACCTTTGTATTAGGAAATGGTATAAATGGTGTGTATGGAGGATATTCTAGTGAATGGTCTTTTGATAATGGTACTACTACTACTCCTGTTACAACAACAGGGGATTTTAGATTTAATAATGCTACTCTTTCTGCTGTAACTGGTATAATTATTAATGAAACAAATTCAGATGCTACAAATCTTAATGCTTTTTTAGCAGGGTTTACTAATTCTGGAAATTTTGGATTATTAAGAATTAGTAAAAAATCTGATTCAAATATATTTTGGATGGGAATAATTACAGCTAATTCTGATTTAGGAGATCAATATGATGTTACACTTACACACGTTGCTTCTAATGGACCATTTACTAATAATGATCCTTGTGTAGTTTCTTTTGTAAATAATGGAGCAAATGGTACTAACGGTACTAATGGTACTAATGGAACAAATGCTATAGATCTTTATGATAGTGGATGGATAGACATGAATAATTATACTATTGCAAAAGGTTATGGTTTTTCGTCATTTACTAATTGGTTACATCCTAAAATTAGAGTAATTGGAAGACACGTTTATATAGAAGGAAGAGTTTTAATTCCTATGGCTACTTCAGCTGCACCAAGTGTATTACTTGTAGATGAATCAGTTTACCCAACTGTACAAAAAGCTAATACTCAAGTATTTACTGGTACTGAAGGAGGATTTGTCGTAAATTCTAGTGTTGGTAGTTTAATAAGTAATGTTCCTATTATGCCTACTGATTTAAGACCTACTGTTAATCATAGAGTTGAACATATGGAAACTGTAATACGAACAGTTGAAGGTACTCTTTCTCAAGCTGCTCCAGTAGGTTCAGTAGCAGGAGATTTATTACTTACTACGATTCTACCTATTATACAAATATACACAAGTGGAAAAATAGTAATGAGTAGTTTAAAAGATGTATTGGATTCTGCTTCTGGAGGACCTCCTACTTATAATTCTCCATTACATACTACTATAATGAATGTAGATGCAGGAGAAGAAGTTATTAACCATCAAAATTATAAACAACAATATACTGCAGGAAGTACAACTTTTGAAATAATAGATTTAGGTTTTGGATATACAGATGGTACTCATACTGGAGTTACTACAACTTCTGATATAAGTGGAGGCACA